TCCCGTGTTATCGTTACGTTTCGAGTCCGCCCAGGGTCAACCCCTGGTACCGATACCGGCTAGGCCGCTCGGAGAATTGGATAATCGATACATAACGAATAACACGTCACTGCCCTGACACCTTGCTAATGCTGGTGGTGTCTTAAGCAATGTTGAGGACCCCTAGTTGCTATGAAAATAGCATAATTCCGTGAGGAACCATTATGACAGAACGCACTACCACATCTGGATCTTTCCAGACTTTGACGTACTTCGGTACCGGCAACGATATCCAAGTTACCTATCGCTCTGGTCGTTACAACATGACCTTATTGAGCCACAGGGAACAAGGAACCGTTCAGGTCCCAAGGGCGTTCGAGTATGTGCACTCTCTGTCTAGTAAGTCCGGCTATGAGAAGATACCTGTGTTCGTGAAGTATACTTTGCGTGAGGGTCAAAAACCCATGCGCAAGCCTACACCTCCACGGTATCCTTCTCTACCTGACTTGCCGGTATTACGGCCCCGAAGACCTAACCAGTCCGAGGCGAAGTACAACGCCGTAGCAGATCGCTTCACACGACGTTATAATCGTGTTCTGGCATTCCGTACCGAGGCCCTGCGTGCATACCGTGAGCATTTGTCTCTCTTTCAAAAGAGATATGCTTTTTGGTGGAAGCAACAGATGGCCATTTCGTACGGCACACCAGTTTGGAAGCGGTCATACCGTAAATCCCATACACTCCAGTACAACCCGTATACGCGCATCACTCGCCAGTTTTATCCGGCAGGTGGTACGTCCACTCTTTCAACAAGAATGGCGGGCCAAAATGGAGATGGATCATGGACGACGGAAACTTCATCAGTACACTACACAAATCAGGCAATCTTACCGCCTATTTCTGCGTGGAAAACTGAGTTGACGTTCCCATATCCGTGTGGGTCAACGGCCTGGAGTTGGCAAGGTACGGAGTTTGTTGAAAACTTCCAAGCTGCCTTATCCTCCTGCGAAAGCCGTTGTTGGGCGCAGTTAAGTGAAGGAATTGTGGATCGCAAGGTCCACGTTGCTAACATAATTGCGGAGCGTCATCAAACGCTACAATTGCTGTCTACCCAGATTCCCAACTTCGTCAATGAGCTTCTCGCTTATCGACGGAAAATCTGGGCCCTGCCTCAAAGACTCCGAGCTATAGCCGATGCAACTCTGGCTGTCCAGTTCGGATTAAAACCTTTGATGCAGGATATATACGACGCCATCTCGTTCCTCCAAGGTTATGATCCGCTTCGGCGGCCCTTGGATACTTTCGTTTTGCGCAGTCGTAAGTCAGCAAGCAACAGCTTTGTTCAGAGACGCGTTTACCCTCGTGATGGGGGTAACGATGATTATGAGCATTGTTTAAAGACTACTGTCAAAGTTAAAGTGTCGTACGTCCTAGAATATCAGGTAAACGACATGGTGATGCAACAGTGGTTACACTCCTTTGGGCTTATAAACCCAGCTGAGGTTGCTTGGGAAATGATGCCTTGGTCCTTTGTTATCGATTGGGTAATACCCATTGGTAACTGGCTAGGCACATTTGGGGGTGGCTCCGATCTTACCTTTAAAAGAGGTACGAAAGTAGTCACAACAACTGTCGAGCGTGAGCTCGTCGAGTTGTATAAGGGAGTTGACACAGGCTCTCGCGTTTGGTCACGTGTTTGGCACCATGGTTGCTACTCGGGACGGTTAATTGAGACTCGAAAGGAACGAACAGTTCTCACTTCGATGCCTCAGATACCTTTTCCAGAGTTTAAGTCGCCGTTTAGTGCTACACACATAATTGACGCCATTGCGCTGCTCACTCAGTCCTTGACGGGTGGTCCCCGTCGAAAATAAATCTTCCTCCTTTCAACTTAATTCGAGGTACTAAAATGCCTGCAGTTACTCCTCTCACCATCAACGATGGTCAAGCCACTCCTGTTGCACACACTTTCGGTGTTGGTCCTCTTATCGGGACCAAGGCCCAGTACTACGACCGCTCAGGCGGTGTAAGTATTGGTTACCCGAATATCATGATCGATGCGGCGCAGCCCTCGGGCCGTTCCAATCTGTTCAAGACTCGGGTGAAGATTGTGGTGCCGGTCCTCGAGGTCGTCAACGCGTCGACGTATAACGGGATTACTCCCGCGCCGACGAAAGCTTACGACCTCACCTTTGACGGTGTTTTTATCATTCCTGCCCGTGCTGCTTTGGCACAGCGTAAGGATCTGCTCGCGTACGTCAAGAATACTCTGGCGAATGCGGTGATCTCTGCGGTTGTTGAAACGCAGGAAACAATTTACTAACTGTCTAAAGGAGGACTCCTTCATGAGTTATACTAAGAAGGAAGACGCTTCCAGCGTAAAGCTGAAAAACGTCAAACAGATGGCGCGCGACTTCGGTCGTCGACTGTCACGCAAGCACGCGGCTGCTTTAACAGGGACCGCGATCGAAGAGTTTTATAAGGCGATTGGTAGTCCGTACGCCCTGCATTTACTGAAGTTGTATCAACAACGACAGTTTGCAGAGCTTGTGCGGTACCCGATGCCGGATCCCTCAGATATCGAAAGGTATCCTACGGGTGAAAGCTTTCGTCTTGACTTTGTTGCCTGGTCGTTCCTCCGAAAGTGTGATTTCCTTAATACGGGAATTAATACGCGTGAGGCCGCCCTACAGTCTTGGCATAAGGCTGAACAGCAATGTCTCTCCACCAATAGACGTCTAAGGAAGCTTTTCGCAAATCCAGAAACAGACTTGCGAAACTTCCAGCGCCTGGAGGCGCTGCGAAGAAAAATAGCTTTTATCCTGCAACGTTTTTCGGGGGAGGAATTCTTCGATTCTTCTGCTTGGGGCCCTGGCGTTAGTCAGTCCATCAAAGGATCTGATACGTCAGCGGTTCGTAAGTTTCGCGAAGAACGCGAAATAACAACAAAACTGTACGAACTTGTTGGTCCATTCCTTAGTACGGCCTACCCCAGCTGGGATTTGCCGGAAAATGGTCTAAGGTTCATCGAGTCCTCGAAGTTTGACACTGTGCCCAAGAACGCCAAGACGGATCGCTGTATAGCTATAGAACCAGGGTTAAATATCTGGTTCCAGAAATCGCTAGGCAGAATGCTCCGCAGGCGTATCGGTAGGTACGGTTACGACTTGGACCACGATACTCGCTCTCACCTGTTATGCAGGGAGGGTGCGCGTCGTGGTCTCATTGCGACAGTCGATTTCTCGGCTGCCAGTGACACCATTGCTAGAGAATTAATTAGGTATGTTTTACCTCCTGATTGGTTCGCAGTTTTGGATGCTTGTCGTACCCACACACTTGTCTTCGACAACGGTCCGGTGTCCGGCCGCCCATATGTTTTGGAGAAGTTCTCCTCTATGGGCAACGGATTCACCTGGGAGTTGGAATCCTTAATCTTCATGGCGGCCGCTGAGGTCGTTACGGAAGAAGCAGGTTTAGACTCCAATGCCATCGCAGTTTTCGGCGATGATATTACGTTGTACTCTGCAGTTTACGATCAGTACCGTGACTTCACAACTTTCCTCGGGTTTACCATTAACGAAGAGAAATCTTTCGCCGCTGGTGAATTTAGAGAAAGTTGTGGTGTTTATTATCACGGGAACGTCGACTGCAAGCCCTACTACCTAACCGAAAGGTTATCCTCCTATGAAGAAGTCATTAAATTTGCGAACTCCATCCGTACTCTTGCTCACCGCTTTGGCAGTGGCATGTACTGTGATGGGCGATTCCAGCGTTTGTGGTTGCTTTGTCGAGATTCTATCCCGGCTGACATCCAGTTCACTGGTCCCTTAGGATACGGCGACGGCTACCTCATCGTTAACTTCGATGAGGCTAGGTCCGTTACTTTGTCCTCCCGATTCCCGTTTAATAAGCGGGGTTGGGAGGGGTATCTCGTTCGCTGCTTCTTCCGGCACCCTGTGAGGGGTGAAACGGACAGTCCTGCGGTTCTTACCGCAAGGCTGCACAGTAGGTCCCTCGATCGTGCTGCAGGTAATGAGTACGATTTGAGACAAGTGACAAGAGTCGTTGTGAAACGGCTCTTGGTACAGCAGTGGTACAACCTGGGGCCCTGGTATTAGGCCTCGCTACAAACTTCTGTAGCTGGTGGAGAAAATAGTTAAGACTTAAAACTCTTA